GATCTAAAATGCAATACAGAAGCACTTGCAGTTGGATATTCTTTGATGATTAATTTACCATGTGTTTTACTACGCAATACTTCAAACTTTCTTTCGTAATCAGTTTTAGGTATCACATGAAGTTCTTGCATGTCAATGTTCAACAGATTCGCATCAATACGCTCTGCAATCTTTTCTTCTGCCATTTCAAGTGTAATATACAACACATTATGGCCTTGAGATAGACACGATGCAGCCATATGACACATAAACAATGATTTACCAACACCAGTACCTGCCAAAGCGATATTCAATGTTTTGATTGGCAGACCACCTTTAGTGATCTTGTTGAACATGTCAAGGTCAAATTTGATACGAGCTTCTGTCTTGTGATAGAAATCATATCGGCGATCCATATCTTGCATGTAATCGTGACCAATCGATGAATCAAATGAAACTCCAAGTGCTTCACTCAACAAAGTTGGTATTTCACCTTTTGATTTGCGGCCTTGTTTATCATCAAGTATCGATACAGATTCCATAATTGCATTATAGATTGCACGATCTTGGCAGAACTTTTCTGTTTGTTCAATGAGCCATTGTTTTTCTGTATCTTCTTTACGACCTTCGTGTAATTCTTTTAGAAGTTGTATTGATTCACGGACTTGTTCTTCACTTAGATTTTTAGTTTCAGTAAAATTAATTACAAGTGCTTCATGTGTTGGTAGATTTTTGTATTTGTTGATAAACTCTTGGACTTCATTGAATACCGTTTTCTCGGTTAGGTCGTTAAAGTATTCTGCTTTCAGAAAAGGCAAAACTTTTCGTGAATAGTCATCATTGTAAATCAGATTCTTGAGGATTGTTTGTTCTAATCGGTTCATTCGCAATAATTATTTCTGTAAGAATATCTCCCATCATTGTAACAAATTCTTGATCATTTTTCAATAGATCAGGATCATGATTACCTGAGTGCAGAATATTGTAACTAAATTGTAGTTTAGGAATGTCTAGTTCCCAAGAGAATCGAACTGTACCATAAGAAAAAACTACTGATGAATATCTACCATCAGTAATTTGAACCCATGTTACATCATCTACAGGTGAGTTTTGAAATCTATACTTCGGTAACTTCTTCTTCCGAAACATCCTCTCCCATAATGCTACCATAGGAGATAGAATATTTCTTCGAAATGAATTCTTTAAACTTAGCATTTTTTAGAATATCTTTCCAAAATTCTTTTGTGTTAGTATCAGATTCACGGAACTTCTGACTATCAATTTCACCAGTTTCTTGATTTACTTTTGCATACCAACCAGCTGTAGGTTTCGAAACAAAGTTTCCTTCAAGAGCAATTTCAAGTAGACCTGAATATTTGTTGATACCACCTTCAAATGATACTGTGACAGGAATTTTAGATTTTTCACGAACATAACGAGACTTTTCAACATTGATGATAAAGTTATAACCAACAATATCACCACCAGTTTTTTCTTGCTGACGGCCAAGAATCCAGATTGTATCAGCAGAGTAGTAAGAACCTGTACCACCACCAACAATATCTTTTGGAAACATGCCAATTTCTTTATAAGTGTGATTGACAACAACCATTGGTACATCTTTAATTGTAAGATGTGGTGTAATCATACGAAACAATGATTTGATTTGTTTTGCACGGGTCATGTCTGCAACAGATTTGCCTTCAAGTGAATCTTCAACTTCTTTACGAGAAGCCAAATTACCAATTGAATCGATTACAATAATTACATGGTCTGTTTTTTCCAGGCCTTGCAATTGATTCATAATATCATGTTTCAATTCTTCTACATCAGTAATTGGTGTATGAAGAACACGACCCATATCAATATCAAATGTTTCAAAATATTTCTGTGGTGTGCCAAATTCTGAATCATAAAATAGAACAACAGCATCACTATACTTCTTCATGTATGCAGATGCCATTAATAATGCAAATGCTGTTTTGAAGTGTTTAGATGGACCTGCCAACATTGTAAGACCTGGTACAAGGCCGCCATCTAACCTGCCTGATAGTGCCACATTAATCATAGGCACATCAGTAGGAATCATATCTTTTTCAGTAAAGAATTTTGATTTTTCAAGAATAGACGATTCTTTAATTGTCGTATTCTTTTTCAGTTTGTCTAATAAACCCATGTTAAAATGAACCTCCGTCAAGTTTGGTAATCTTAGATTTAGGGATAACTTCGTTTATATCTTCCATATCATATTGTATCACAATATCATCATCATCGTCAACCTCTATAATCTTTTCTTCCCCATCTTCTACCGTAATAATCTTCTTTTTACGGGTTTGTTTGAATGTTTTTTGAGCGGCAATTAAAAGTAAGATTGCCAATGGGTCAAATACGATAATGATTGTAATAATAACAGATCGTACAGCTTTATCTATAAAAGATGGGTCTGCTTTATCAAAGAAAAGTTCGGCGACATACTTAATTGGACCAATTTCTGCCGTCAGTTTATTTTCTTCTGCAAGTAAAGGTAATTTTTCAGTTGTAATTCGTTTGATTTCTGCTTGTGTTTCTTGTATCTGCCGGTCAATTCTATTCGTGGCCGTTGCAGGGTCACCTGCACGTTGTAACAGATATGTCAATCGTTCTTTAGCAATCTTTTCTTGTGCTTCGATGTTTCTTAACTGTACGGTGTTTGCACCAGAAACAATTGTAGAATCAATGTGTGCTTTTGAAAGATAACCAAAAATACCCATCGATGTAATTGTCATTAACAAAAACACCGCAATTGAAAAGTATGTTTTAAGTAATTTACCTGCAAATGACCAATTGTTGTATAACCAAGAAATTGTAACCAGTTTAGCAATTTCAAGTATCGATCCCATGATAACAACTGGCCAAAAAGAACCAGGAAATATCTGTGCCAAACCAATGATTGAATAATATGCGGCTACTACTGACAATGCGATTGCAGTTACAAATGGCAACCACACTTGAGAATTAATTTTAATCATGCGAAAAAGTCCTCTAATGAACTCTGTTTCTCAACATGCCAACCCATACAATCAAGAATAATCTTAATTGGTTCAATAAAGGATTTCTCGAACTGTAATTCATAATCAATGTACTCATGTAAACCTAGTTCGACTGGCAATCTGTTTGGATATGAAATGACTGTATCTTTTACAGGATTAGGTGTTTTGAGATAAGAGAATTTTAATTTTTCACCATCTTGTATCAAAGGGTATTTTTTTGTTAAATCTTTTTCTTTAAGAATGTAATTGTATATCAACGCACCTTTGACATGAATTGGTGTACCTTTCTTATATATCGATATAGAATCAGAGTATTCTCTGATACCATTCACGCCTCTTGGAAAAGAAATATCTTCAGGCGGAAGTTTCTTAAACTCTGCACGAAAGTTTGCAATAAATTCTTGAACTGCTGCTTCATCTTTGGTAATCATAATTTTAATGAGCAAAGACATTTTCTCACGAATAGCAGAAGGCGTAGATGATTTGACCATTTCAAGACCCATCACCTTCATATCAGGTTCATCGTATGCAACACCTTCGTTATTATACACATGCATAATATAGCGTTTCTTGGCAGTCCATACACCTTTGTCAGCCAAAGCTTCACGCTTCATTCTCATCTTTTGCGAGTATGCGTGAACGTAGTCAGCAAGTTCTTGATAGCTCTGATTAATAAATGGTTGTATTTTATCCTCACAGACCTTGTCCATGAAGGAGATAATTCTTGGAGTTTTCTTCTCACCCGTATACACTTTATCAACGAGTTCACCAAGGCGGAGATAAATCGAGTCTGTATCTGATGCGATGACATAATCATTTTCCGTTTTTAATAATTTGTTCATAAATTGATTCAACTTCTTTTCAATCCATCGAATAGAAAGTTGACCTGCCATTGTAACTGCAAGTGCCTGGCGAAGATCATAGAAACGGAAATACTGAGAACCTAATGCACCATAAGCAGAGTTAAGTGAAACTTTCTTTGCTAGTTGTAGATTATTATATCTCGCCACTAGTTTACCAATTTCATTCTTCTTTACTTCATCTTTTTCGTTTACATAATCTTGTTTAGCCTTCAACATCATTTTCTTAAACTTCTTACGATCTTCATACATTTCTTCCATCATTTTTGGCAAGAAACCTTGAATATCGGTGCGAAAGAATTGGCCATTTGGTGTGAGTGTAACACCATTTAGATTTTTTGTGTCAATTTTTTGTTCAAGCATTTTATCAACATTGACACCTTGCATCAACACCTGACGCATTTCATCAGTATAATCATCAGATTCAACAAGAGTTTCTGGTGAAATATTATACTGCATCATCAGGTGAGGGTACAAAGAATCAAGGTCAAATGATGCGACCCATGGATGCATACCAACTTGTGGCTCTTTTACATAAGCACCTTCAAATGCAGAATCTTTTCGTTTGACAACCTTTGGCGGCACAATGATTCTTTTAGCCAGAAGGTGAGAATAGATAAGAGAATCCCACATTCTTGTTTGAGCAAAAACATCTTCATAATTAGTTTTTGTGTCGTATGCCAGAGTAATGGCCAACTGTAAGAGTTTTAGTTTATCTTCTAGTTTGACAACAAGTTCTACGTCTTTAATATTATACTCAATAAACTTTTGATAATTCAACCGATACAACTGGTGTAGATTATCATATTCAGAATAATCTAATTTCTTTTCACCTAGTTCGACATGTGCGATGTTATCAAGTCTGTACGATTCTTGTGATTTGCCGCCTGGCGCATACCATTTGTAAAGCTCAATATAATCAAGAGCAGCAACACCGGAAATATTATACGCAATTAGTTCTCTCCCGTTAAAAGTGGTTCTTCTTTCCCACACATTATTCCATGGTGAAAGTTTACGCATTTCATCTTCGCCAAGAAGATTTTTAAAACGATTTACGAGATAAGGAATATCAAAGAATTCAGTATTCCAACCTGTAATAATATCGGGATAGTTATCTTGCCAATCTCTTAAAAACTTTTTACATAACGAAACTTCATCATCACATTTTATATAAACTTCTTCACCTTGCACTTCATAGTCACCACAACCATAAACAGTAATGCCACCATTTAATTGGCGAACAGCAATAGCCGTGATAGGTTCACTTGCACGATATGGATCAGGAAAACCATTTTCAGAACCGACCTCAATATCGATGATTGCAATCGATAGTTCGTTTTGATCCCACTCTATTTGTGCTTTGAATTCATCAGCAATGAAGGCATACTCATATCTATCATTTCCAAATATTTTGAAATTTTCTACACCGTCATATCTCTTAACAAAGTCACGAGCTTCACGAATCGATTCGAATCGCATAGCCTCAAGATTTTCACCGAAAAGAGTTTTAAAATCGGTAGGTTTTTTGGTTGGCAAAAACAAAGTAGGCGAGTATTGAACTTTCATCCGTACTCGCCTACCTTTTTGCACACCACGGTAGAGAATGTTGTTGCCTTGTACAACAACGTTTGTATAGTATTTACTCACAGAGCTTTCGCAATTTGTATTCCAGAACCAAAAATAGAATTGTATTGATTTTCTAATTCAACAACAGGATTTGTAATGACTAAAATATCAGAACATTGTAGTTCGATTCCTGTTTTGAATTCTTGACTATACTCTAAAAATGGAGAAAAAGCAATACCACCAGAATCATTTTGACTACGAGGTGGCACAGAAACAACTTGTACAGGTTGTTTGATTTTTACAGGTTTATCACCGTCAATGGTTACATCACCTAAAAGTGTGTGATTAGTTTTCAACGTTATTAGTTTTATCATTCATATCCTCAATTTTAACAAATGCATAACCTTGTTCAGTTAATTCTTTTTGATAAAGTTTTGCTTTTTCTTCACTCATAAAAAATTTGAAAGCCTGACGGGATTCATCAATCTTATTTTTAAAAATAACTTTATACATTTACAACAGTCTCCGCATCAAGTACAGTTAATGTGAGCCAGCGTTTTGGAAAAAGCATTTCACGACCACGAAAGTCATTCATACTGTAATTAGGATCTTGCACAAGTCCAATCAATTCAACCATATTATCATAGTCACGCAGGAATAAATCATATTTTTCTGCTTGAATTGTTTTGTGCTCTTGGGCTAATTTTTTTGCTAGTTCACGGGTGTTCATTCTTTTCTTTCCTCAAAGTCATAGAAAAAATCATTGTTGTTTCGAGCAGAATGTTTATTGAATTTTTCTACTGAATACAACTTTGTTGCTATTTTAAAATCTGGTCTCTTAAACTCTGGCACAGTCAAAGATGCATCATAGAATAATGTTTTATTGTTAGGTTGTGCGGCAAATTGTCCGTTGTCTAACTTAATAAAATTATAACTCTTATGTTCTTCTACTGTTTCAGAAAATCCTGTGTTTAGATAACCAGGGTCGTTTTGGCAAAAATCTACGGTGAACATATACTCACCAAAATGCCATGTTTTGTCTTTGTCTAAGAATTTACACTTCAACATTCGAAGGTTATCTTTTTCAATGACAGTAAAATTATAACTCAAACAGTCCCAAATTTGCAAGTAATCCAAAGGTAAAGATGATGTATTTAAGTCTTTTTGCCTTGATACAAATGCATGTAATGGGAGTTTATCATACAATGCACCATAATTTGGCAGTAATGCTTCGATTCTAAATGCCTGGCCTTTGATACATTTTAAACTGATCCATATGCAAGGCTCGAGCTCTCCATGACCTTTTTCAAAGTCATAGAGAAACTCTTTTTTAACAAAGCATTGGATTGGAGGTAAATTGTGAACAAGAAATGCCATAATAATCTAACATAAAAATTTCACTTTAACATAAACAATGTTGTAATGAGTATTTAGTGTTTAATCTGAGACCAAACCTTCTGTCTAATTTGATTAGTTAAAGAGTCTGGCAGAGGCACATAGTCTAAATCTAATGCATCTTTTTTGCCATTTTTCCAAGACCAATCAAAAAACTTTAATACTTCTTGGCTTGATTTTTTATCAGTTGGATCTTTATACATGATAATAAAACTTGCGCCTGTAATTGGCCAAGCTTGAGTTCCTCTTTGATTCACTAATGAAATGCCCATGCCTGAAACACTAAACCAATCAGCGTTTGCTGCGGCAGCTGCAAAAGTAGAATCATCTGGATCTACATAAAGACCATTTCTATTTTCCATTCTAATGTGAGGTATTTTATTTTTCTTTGCATATGCATACTCAACATATCCAATAGAACCTTTTACTCGCTCAACATTTGCTGCAACACCTTCATTACCTTTACCACCAACACTTGATGTGGCTGGCCATTTTACTGATGCGCCTTTACCAACATTTGCACGCCAATCTTGGCTAACTTCATTCAGATAATCAGTAAAAATAAATGTAGTGCCAGAACCATCAGCACGATGCACCACAGTAATTGTTTGATTTGGAAGTTTTGCGGAAGGATTTAATAAAGCAATTTTTGGATCATTCCACTTTGTAATTTTTCCCATAAAAATTTCTGCAAGCACAACACCATTTAACCTAAGTTCACCTGGTTTGAAACCCTCAAGATTAAAAACAGGAACTACGCCACCAAGAACAGCTGGAAATTGCACTTGACCATTCTTATCTAAATCTGCACCTGATACCGGTGCATCTGTAGCACCAAATGCAACGGTCTTAGCATTGATTTGTCTTACACCACCAGACGAACCAATTGATTGATAATTTAATCCAACGCCAGTTGTCTTTTTATATCCTTCAGCCCATTTAGAATAAATTGGATATGGAAATGTTGCGCCAGCGCCAGTAATATCTGCTGCGTGTGCTGTAACGGTAAATGCCGCCAGTAGTGTCAGTAGAATTTTTTTCATTAAGTTCTCCTTATTAATAGAAGCAAAAATGCTTCATTAATATGTATTGTGTTGCAACATTTCCAATGTTACAAAAGTATGAATTTTATATGAATCTTTTGTTACATTAACTATTTAATACTTTTGCAACAGAAGTAATTACAGCAGCAATACGGCCAATATCACGCAATTGTTCGACTGTGTAACCTTCTTGTTTCAAAGTACTGTAATGAGCACTAATACAGAAATGACATTTGCCAACAATTGATGCAGCCAAACTATATGCTTCAAAATTTACTTTACTAGTGCCGCCATGTGTTGCGATTGCGTTCATTCTTAATTGTGCAGGAAGACCTTTCAAACGATCATCATTTGCCATTTCAACAAATGGATACCAAATGTTAGTCATAGCCATGAGCGATGCAGCTGTTAACGCTGCGTCACGCTCTCTGGTATCCTCCAGACCTGACTGAATAAAAGCAACGAGTTTTCCGTTACCTGTTGCCATTGCTGCTGCGAGGGCGCAACCTTGAGCAATGGTAACATCAATAGTGCTACGATTAATAACGGAATCCAAATTGAGTTTTGTATCTTTCGCATATTCTGGTAATGCCTCCTTAATTTGA